AGCAACAATTTCAGATGCAAATCTGAACACTGCTGTTGATTCAGTATCTATAGGAATGACATCAACAAGTGTTACTCCATCTGTATTAAAAGGATTAATTACTGCTGAATCAGGATGGATTTTTAACAATGCAGTTAAATCTGGTACTGTATCTATGACTACAGCAGTTAGTAATTTTTATGATAATTCTACTGATACTAATGTAGTTAATTTTAGAACATTAGTTTCTGAAATGACAGCCGCCTGGAATGCAGCTAAAGAAACCACATTTATTTTGTGGTGGATTGAATTCATTAAAGAATACGAAAATCTATAAAAATTTATTATAGGGGAGCTTGTCTCCCCTATTTTATTTTATTACATTAATGGTTATATGATTAGAGAACATACTTTATTTACAGAACGTTTTCGCCCTACAGATCCTAAAGACTATATAGGGAATGAAGTATTCAAATCAAGTTTAGATACTTGGATTAAACAACAAGATATTCCTCATATTTTATTATATGGGCCTGCTGGTACAGGTAAAACAACCGCTGCCAAATTAATTACTGCTAATTTAGATGTTGATGATTTATATATTAATTGTTCTGATGAAAATGGTATAGAAACAATTAGAGAGAAAGTAAAATTATTCGCTTCTGCCGCGACATTCCGCGCTTTAAAAGTGGTTATAATGGATGAAGCTGATTTTTTAACCATAAACGCACAAGCTGCTTTACGTAATGTTATTGAAACATTTTCAAAAACAACAAGATTTATATTCACTTGTAATTACATTGAAAGAATTATTGATCCCATTCAATCTAGAACCTCAGTATTTGAAATATTACCTCCATCTAAATCAGAGGTAGCTAAACGTTGTACTACTATTTTAGATGAAGAAAAATGTAATCGTACATCTAGTGATATAGTAGAAATTGTAAATAAAACATATCCTGATATTAGAAAAACACTTAATTTATTACAATCATGTGTAGTTTATGATCCTTCAGGTACATTTTTACAATTAAATAAAGATATTGTTAATCAAAAACAATATACAGATCAAATTATTGATCTAATAAAATCTAATAATGATAAAGCATTTAATCAAATTAGACAATTAGTTGCTGATTCAAATATTAGAGATTATAATGAATTATATAGGGCCTTATTTGAAAACTTAGATTCATTCCATAATCCTGTATTGGGCACAGTTATTATAGCTGAAGCACAGTACCAATCTGTAATGGCCCCAGATAAAGAAGTAAATTTTATGGGATGCATCGCTAACTTATTAAAACCATTCTAATGCAACAACAACCGCAAGTAAATTTAGATTTAACTAAGACTACGCCTGTAGATCTTCCAAGTGGAGGAAAAATATGGCAATCTGGAGTTATTTTACGTAGAGTTTCAAAGTTTGTTACAGGAACAAGTGAAGACGGTCTTATACCTATTCCTATTTTTTATGATCCTGAAACTAATGAAATTTTAGAAGATACTGTTCCTAAAGAAATAAGAGAAGAGTATACAACAGCTAAATAATGAATATATTTGATTGGCTTAACGAAATTAGTTATAAGAAAAGTCCTTGGTCTTCCTTTTCGGAGGATGATAAAGACAATTTTAATTCTTATATGATAAATCGTTTTGTCAGTATGAAATCAAATTATATTGATTTGGTAAATTTAATTCAAAAATATACTATACCAAAATCAGTACTTTATAATTATTACTGTAAAACGATCCCTAAAAGTAGAACATTTTTTAGATATATAAAACCTAAAAAAAGTAATATAAATAAGGATTTATTAAATATTTTATCTAAACATTTACAATTAAGTAAACGTGAAATAAAAGATAATTATAACTTAATTGGGAAAGATTTTAAAATAGAACTTCTTACCAATTTAAATATTGACAATAAACAAATTAAAAAATTATTAAAATGAAAATTGAACTTTATGACATGTTAATGTCTCAAGCTATTTCTGAAAAAGATAAGGCGTTATTAACACTTAATCTATTATCAGAACATCCGGCTGGAATTGGAGATCACTCGACAGAAGACTTTTATAAAAACGCTAATGAAGCATTAGGAATGCTTGTTGACGCTGATGATAAAATCTCTATTTTACAAAAATATTTTCCAAAAAGTAAAAATGCAGTAAATGGGTGATTCTATAAAAAAATTTGAAGAAATGAAAGAAGCAGATCCTAAATGGGAGAGTACTTCTACATATAATAAACTGGACTTTAAATTTGCTACTTCAGAACCCGAAGAGGCTGTCAAAGAAACCTACCCAGAAATTTCTGAAGGTTTTATTGAATTACAAAAAGAACAACTTAATTTATTTTCTAAAAAGATGATGGATTATGGTTTAGGTAATATAGCTTTAGGAGGTAATTTAAATTCATCTGATGATAAAAATTATGCTCTACAGGGAATTCAAATTAGGTTAAATGATAAAGTAAATAGGTTAAAAAATTTATTCAAAAATGGAGAAAATTTTGTAAAAGATGAATCTGTTGAAGATACTTTTATGGATATAGCCAATTATGGAATAATAGGTTTACTTCTTCTTAAAGATAAATGGAAATAGATTATACTAAAGATAAAGTAGTTTCTTTTTCACAGTATTCTATGTATAAATCTTGTCCTTACAAGTGGTACTTACAGTACGTGAAAGGACACAAAGATGAAAAACCAAACATGCATTTTGTTTTTGGAACAGCTATGCATGAAGCATTACAATATTATCTTCAAACCATGTTTGATACCTCAGCTAAAAAAGCTGATGAATTAAAATTAAATTTATTTTTTAAAGAAAGTTTAGTTAAAGAGTATCAAAAATATAAAAAAAAGTATGGTCATTTTTCCAATCCTGAAGAATTAAATGAATTTTATATAGATGGCGTTTCTATTTTAGATTGGTTTAAAAAACATAAAAGAGGTAGAAGTTTATATTTTTCAAAACGTAAACATGAATTAAAAGGAATTGAAGTACCTCTTATTCTTCAACCCATTTCGGAACGTCCTAATATCAAGTATATGGGTTATATAGATTTAGTTATCTATGATAAAAGAAATGGAGAATACACTATTTTTGATATTAAAACTTCTACAAAAGGTTGGTCTAAATGGGAAAAAGGAAATAATGTAAAACATCAACAATTATATCTATATAAAACCTTTTATTCAAAATTATATAAAGTCCCTTTAGATAAAATAAATATAGAATTTTATATTGTTAAAAGAAAAGTATTAGATTTTGATGATGAAAATTTAAAATCTCCCCACCAAGCTTATCGTGTCCAAAATTTTAAACCTGTTGATAATAAAAAACGTTTGCGAGAAGCAAACGAAGATTTTATATCTTTTATTAAAGAATGTTATACAGCCGAAGGGAACCCAATAGATAGAGATCATGAAAAAAATATTTCAAAAGCATGTGATTGGTGTGAGTTCGGAAGAGATAGAGAACTATGCGGAGCAGGTTTGGCTCCTAGTGAAAAATTTTTTACATTAGGGTAAAGAAAAAAAATTCATATATATTTATATCCAAATAATATAATTATGAATAAAAGAGAGTTACAATTAACAAGTGTTAAGGTTCATAGAGAATTGTTCGAAGAGTTTAAAATTGAATGTGTTAAAACAAAATTTTCATTTCAAAAATTATCTGATAGAGCAATTTATCTTTACTTAACAGATGAAGAATTTAGAAAGACTATACATAATCAAACAAATTTACAATTAAATAAATAGAGTTATAAATGAAAGAAGGTTATTTACCATACACAAAAAGGAAAACAATTTTATTCCTTTGTGATGACATTAGAATGCATTCCGGAATAGCAACCATGGCTCGTGAAATAGTACTAGGTACAGCCCATAAATACAACTGGGTAAACGTTGGAGCCGCTATAAGCCACCCAGAAAAAGGGAAAAAAATAGATTTAAGTGAAGATACTTCAAATAGAGTAGGTATCCCTGATGCTAAAGTTACTTTATATCCCCAAGATGGATATGGTAACCCTGATATTATCAGAGCTATAATAAAAGTTGAAAAACCAGATGCTTTATTCTTTTTTACAGATCCTAGATATTGGGAATGGTTATTTAGAATGGAAAATGAAATCAGAACAAAAATACCAATGATTTATTTAAATATTTGGGATGATTTACCAGCACCATTATACAATGAAGTATATTATGATTCTTGTGATACTCTACTAGCTATATCTAAACAAACGGAAAATATTAATAGACTAGTATTAGGAGAAAAAGCAAAAGATAAAATTATAGCTTATGTTCCTCATGGTATAGATGAAGAAGTATTTAGACCAATGAAAGAAGGAGATAAACATGCTAAAGAATTAAAAGATACAAAACAAAGACTATTAGGAGATAAAGAATATGATCTTGTTGCTTTCTTTAATTCTAGAAATATTAGAAGAAAAAGTGTATCCGACTTACTTGTAGCTTGGAAATTATTTAAAGAAGGTCTTCCAAAGGATAAACAAAATAAAGTTGCATTAATATTACATACTGCTCCTGTAGATGATAATGGTACTGATTTATATGCCGTAAGAGATTTATTATTAGGTGAAGATCCAAATATATTATTCTCAAGTGGTAGAATTACTCCTGAATCTATGAATGTTTTATATAATTTAGCTGATGTAACAATTTTACCATCTTCTAATGAAGGATGGGGGTTAGCATTAACTGAATCAATGATGGCAGGAACTATGATAATTGCAAATACAACAGGAGGAATGCAAGATCAAATGCGTTTTGTAGATGAAAATAAAAAATGGATAGAATTTGATGAAAATTTCTGCTCTAACCATTTTGGTACTTATAAAAATCACGGTGAATGGGCAGTCCCAGTATATCCTTCAAATATAAGTGTAGTTGGTTCACCTAAAACACCTTACATCTTTGATGATAGATTAGATTTTAGAGATTTAAAAGATGCTATCCAAAAAGTTTATGATATGCCTAAAAAGGAAAGAATAAAAAGAGGTGCATCAGGTCGTGAATGGGTTACTTCTGATGAAGCTAATATGACAGCTAAAAATATGTGTAAAAACGTAATGAAATATGTTGATCAAACTTTTAAAGATTTTAAACCTAGAAAAAAATTTCAATTTAGTAAAATTGAAAAATTAGAACCTAAAACATTAACACATAAATTAATATATTAGTTATGAATAAACCTTTTGTAGTAGTTAGCTGTCCATTAGATACTTACAGCGGTTACGGAAGTAGAGCAAGAGATATAGTTAGAGCTCTAGTAAATTCTGAAAAGTATGATGTAAAAGTACTTTCACAAAGATGGGGATCAACTCCATTTGGGTTTTTAAAAGAAGACAATCCTGAAGATAAAAAATTATTAGATTGTATTCTTCCTCCACCTTTACAGAGACAACCCGATGTTTGGATCCAAATCACGGTTCCTAATGAATTCCAAAAAATAGGAAAATTTAGTATAGGAATTACTGCTGGTATTGAAACTGATGTTTGTACACACCAATTTTTAGAAGGTTGTAATAGAATGGATTTAGTTTTAGCATCTTCTAACCATACTAAAAATATATTTGAAAAAACAGTATATGATAAGAAGAATAAAGAAGGTAAAACCGAAGGTACAGTAAAACTTGAGACACCAGTAGAAGTATTATTTGAAGGGGTTGATTTGGAAAAATATTTCCATATTCCAGCAAATAAATTACCTAAAACTGAATTAGTAAAAGATTTAAGTGAAATAAAAGAACAATTTAGTTTTTTATTTGTAGGTCATTGGTTAAAAGGTGCTATAGGAGAAGATAGAAAAAATGTAGGTTTATTAATTAAAACATTTTTAGAAACTTTTAGAAATAAATCAAAACAACCTGCTTTAGTATTAAAAACTATGAGTGGCCCTGCTTGTCTTATGGATAGAGATGATGTTTTAAAGAAAATTGATGCTATACGTAAAGGAGTTACTGGTAAATTACCTAGCATTTATTTACTTCATGGAGAAGTTGATGATGAAGATATGAATCATTTATATAATCATCCTAAAATTAAAGCTATGATTAGTTTAACTAAAGGTGAAGGATTTGGTAGACCTTTACTAGAATTTACTCAAAGTAAAAAACCGGTTATAGCAACTAATTTTAGTGGTCATTTAGACTTTCTTGATAAAGAATTTGCTAGTCTTATCCCAGGTGAATTAAAACCGGTTCATGAATCTGCTATTCAAGAAGGTTTAATAATAAAAGAAAGTAAATGGTTTGCTCCTGATATTGATTTTATTCAATTATTATTAAAAGATTATTTTGGTAGTTATAAAGCTTATGAAGTAAAAGGAAAACAATTAGGATATAGGTGTAAAACTAAATTTTCATTTGAAAAAATGAGCGAAGAACTAATTAGTATAATAGATAAAAATGCACCTAAAAAAGTAGAAATTAAATTACCTAACATTAAAAAAATATCATTACCTAAAAAGTCATGAAACAACCCAAAGATAATTTAGAAATATGTCCCCGAACGGATTGTTGTGGGAGTGATGCATGTTATGTTACTGAATTAAGCCCAAAAATTAAAAATTATTTTTGTTTTGGATGCGGTTTTACAACTAATGATTTAATGATTCATGGTGAGTTTGATTTTGAAAAATATGAAGAAACACTTCCTGAAATTTATAAAGCTCTTAAAGTAGGAGATGAAACAGGAAGAGTATGGTATCCCACCTCTATCAATATCCCAGAAAAGGGAACTGTTTTTGTTAATGGAAAAAGTTGGAGAAATTGGGCTTGGGCAGGAGTTAAAGTTACAGAAGTATTAGAAGAAGAAAAGGAAAAATTTAAAATTCCTGGAAAAGAAAATGAATACTATAAATTTAAAACTGATATGAAATCTTTACATGAATTTGATCAATCTGATTTTATGGATGCATTAGAATATATTGGTTTTTTTGAATAAAAATTATGGGAATAAGTTTTGCTATTACAGCTTATAATGAGCACGAAGAATTAAATAGGTTATTAAGTCAAATAATTAAAATTTTAAAACCTGAAGATGAAATTGTTATCCAATTGGATAGTAAAGCAACTATAGAAGTAATTTCTTTAGTTGATGAATTTTTAGTAAAAAATAAAAAAGAATATAATATTAAAAGATGTATTTTTGATTTAAATAAAGATTTTGCATCTTTTAAAAATAATCTAAAATCTTATTGTGCTAAAGATTGGATATTTCAAATTGATGCTGATGAAACTTTAAGTGAAACGTTTGCTAGAGTAATTCATGAAGTATTAGAAAATAATGAAAATGTAGATTTAATTGCTATACCTAGAGTTAATATCGTTAAAGGTTTAGAACAAAAAGATGTTATTGAATGGAGATGGCAACTAAATGAACAAGGTTGGGTAAATTGGCCCGATAATCAGCATAGAATATTTAGAAATAAACCGGAAATAAAATGGGTTAACAAAGTCCATGAACAAATAGTTGGGTGGACTACCTACGCTGAATTACCAGCAGATGATGATTCTTATGCTTTATATCATATAAAGGATATAGATAGACAAAGACAACAAAATTTATTTTATTCAACAATATGAAATTACTAGTTACAGGAGGTCAGGGAATGGTAGGTAGCGCCGTAGAAGGTAAAAATGATGAAATTATACATTTGTCTAGAGATAATTGTAATTTATTAAATAAAAAACAAACACATAGGCTTTTTTCTCAACTTAAACCTGATGGGGTTATACACTGCGCAGGTAAAGTAGGAGGTATAGGAGGAAATTCTAATTTTAAAGGTGAATACTTTTATAATAATTTACTTATTAATACTAATGTAATAGAGGCATCTAGATTAGCAGGTGTAAAACGTTTAGTAGCATATTTATCTACTTGTGTATTTCCCGATAATGTAACTTATCCACTAACCATAGATCAAATTCATACAGGTGAACCTCATAGTTCAAACTATCCTTATGCTTATGCCAAAAGAATGGCTGATGTTCAAATTCGAGCTTATAGAGAACAATATGGTTTAAATTATACATCAATAATTCCATCTAACATTTATGGTCCAAATGATAACTTTAATTTAGATCATGGTCATGTAATGCCTATGTTAATTCATAAATTATACCTGGCTAAGAAAAATAATACAGATTTTACTGTATGGGGTAGTGGGAAACCATTAAGAGAATTTATATATTCCAAAGATATAGCTAAAATATCTAAATGGATTTTAGAAAATTATGAAGGTACAGATCCATTAATAATAAGTGGAGATGAAGAAGTTAGTATTAAAGATTTAGTTGATTTATTAGTCCAAGAATTTAATTTTAAAGGTAATGTAATATTTGATTCTACAAAACCAGACGGACAGTATAAAAAACCATCAGATAATTCTAAAATTAAAGAATTACTTCCAAATTTTGAATATACTCCTTTTGAAAAAGGTATTAAAGAAACAGTTAATTGGTTTATAGAAAATTATGAAAACGCTCGAAAATAAAGTTGCTTTAATTACTGGTATAAATGGTCAAGATGGATCTTATTTAGCTGAATTTTTATTAGAAAAAGGATATGAAGTATGGGGAACCATTAAACGTAATTCTGTTGCTGAAAATCAAACTTCTCGTTTAGATGAAATATACCCTCAATTATTAGGTAAATTACAATACGCCGATTTAACTGATTTATCTTCTTTAATATCAGTTATACAACAAAGTAAACCAAGTGAAATTTATAATTTAGCTGCCCAATCACATGTTAGAATTTCATTTGATCAACCAATATACACAGCACAAGCTACAGGTATAGGAACTCTTAATTTACTTGAAGCAATAAGATTAACAAATCCTAAAATAAAATTATATCAGGCATCAAGTAGTGAAATGTTTGGTAATAATGTTGATGAAGATGGTTATCAAAGAGAAACTACACCTTTATCCCCAGTATCTCCTTATGGTTGCGCAAAAGTATATTCTTATAATATATGTAATAATTATAAAAATTCATATAATTTATTTATTTCAAATGGTATACTTTTTAACCATGAATCCCCAAGACGTGGAACTAATTTTGTTACAAATAAAGTAGTAAAAGGAGCTGTACAAATTAAAAAAGGATTAAAAAAAGATTTAGTATTAGGTAATTTAGATGCTACTCGTGATTGGGGGCATGCTAAAGATTATGTTAAAGCAATGTGGTTAATATTGCAACAAGATAAACCTAATAATTTTGTATGTTCTACTGGTGTATCACATTCAGTTAAAGATTTAGTTAAATATACTTTTAATAAATTAGATTTAAATTGGAAAGAGTATATTAAAACAGATCCGAAATTTTTACGTCCTGAAGAATTAAGAGATTTAAAAGGAGATTCAACTAAGTTAAGAAAATTAGGTTGGAAACCTGAATATACATTTGAAACAATGATTGATGAAATGATAGAATATTGGATGGAAATATTATGAAATTAAAAATAAAACATTTTGATGCTTCTGTATTTGAAGCGAAAATGGAACATCTTAAAGATATAAATTTTACTTTATTTGTAGATGATTATCCTTCAAATGAAGAAGATTTATCTGAAATAAACATTTTAGTATTGCAAGAACCTGATGAATATTTTGGTTTACATAATTGGGCTATTGAAAATAGTCACTATTTTTCTTTTATATTAACTTGGGATGATAAAGTATTAAATAACACTGATAATTCAACTTTTTTACCTTTTGGTCATACTTGGTTTAAACCAAATGATTATCAATTTAAAACTCATAAAGAATTTAAAATTTCTCATTTAGCGGGAAAATTAAATAAAACATATGGTCATGGTTTAAGACATGAATTATTAACTAGAGAAAAAGAAATAAATAGAGTAGAAAAAAATTTTTATCACACATATGGAAATAGACACGATATTGATGATGCTAGAAAAGGCAAAATGGATGTATTTGGAAAAAGTATGTTTGCCGTCGCAATTGAAAACACAAATCATAGAGGGTATTTTACAGAAAAAATCTTAGATTTATTTTTATTAAGATCAATTCCAATTTATTGGGGTTGTTCTAATATAGGAGATTTTTTTAATTTAGATGGAATAATACAAGTAAATAATGTAGATGACATCATATACCAGTCTAATAAATTAAATAGAGCTTTTTATATGGAAAAAAAAGATTCTATAGAAGATAATTGGAAACGTGCTTTAGAGTTCGTAGATTACGAGCAAAATATAGTTAATGAAATAACTAGTATTTTTAAACACAATGGGATATTGGCCGTATAAAAAATTATTTGAAGAATTTAGACCTAATGATTGTGATATTTTTGTTGAAACTGGAACATATAAAGGAGATTCTGTACAAGATGCACTTGATTTAGGATTTAAAGTTGTTATCTCAGTAGAAAAAAATAAAACATTTTATCAAGAATGTTTTAAAAGATTTAATGAATTAGATATATGGGGATACAGACCAACTCAAGATCCTAATTTATATCTGTTCCATGGTGATTCATCAGAATTAATGCCAAACTTACTTGAAAAAGTAAATGGTAAAGCTTTATTTTGGTTAGATGCCCATGAAAATGGAGAAGTAATACCTACTATAAATGAAATAGATTATATATTAAAAGATAAAAGAAATGATCATACTATTATAATAGACGATATGGATTTAGTAGAATATTCAATCTCATTAAATGATTTAAAATCAAAATTTTTAGAAAAAAATTCCGATTATAAATTTAAAAATATGAAAGTATCAACAGCACAACAATTAATAATATACACATGAGAAAAAAAGTTTGGTATGCTCCCCATAAATTTGAATCTTATGGAGAGGAAGAAATACAAGCAGTAGAAAAAGCACTCCGAGATGGATGGTTAGCTGGTTTTGGACCTTATACTACTGAATTTGAAAATAAGATAGCTGAAGAATTTTGTAAAAAACACGGTGTATTTGTTAATTCAGGTTCATCAGCATGTTTATTAGCTTTGGCATCTTTAGACATTGAAAAAGGAATGGAAGTAATTACTCCTGCTTTAACTTTTTCTACAACATTAGCACCTATAATACAATTAGGATATGTTCCTAAATTTGTTGATTCTGAATTAACTACTTATGTTCCTAGTGTAGAAGCTATTTGTGATGCTATTACAAGAAGAACTAGAGCTATTATGATACCTAATTTAATAGGTAATAAAATGGATTTCAGCACTTTAAGAAATGAATTAATGAGAAGAAGTTTAGAACATATACCGGTAATAGAAGATTCAGCAGATACTATTACATATACAGAAGATACGGATGTCTCAACAACCAGTTTCTATGCTTCTCATGTTATAACTGCAGGTGGAATGGGTGGTATGGTAATGTTCAATAAAAAAGAACATATGGAAAGAGCATTAATGTTTCGTGATTGGGGTCGTATAGGGGACAATAGCGAAAATATGGATGAAAGATTTGCTCATGATGTAGATGGATTACCTTATGATTATAAATTTTTATATGGTGTTTTAGGATATAATATGAAATGTGCCGAAGCAAATGCTGCATTTGGATTAGTACAATTAGAAAAATTTCAAACATTTAAAGATATAAGACGTGCTAATATAGAGCGTTATTTAGAAAATCTAAAAGGTATAGAAGAAATACTTCTACCAGATGATAGTATTGAACCAAATTGGTTAGCTATACCTTTACAAACTGAAAATAGATTAGAACTATTACGTTTTTTAGAGGATAATAATATACAAACAAGAGTTACTTTTGCTGGTAATGTTACTCGCCACCCAGTTTATAGAAAGTATTTACAAGATTTTGAAGTAGCAGATACAGTAATGAAAAATGGATTTTTATTAGGAGCTCATCATGGAATGAATTTAGATGATGTCGATTATGTTTGCGATAAAATAAAAGAATTTTTTAATGAAAAAAGAAAATAAAATAGTTTATGC